AGAGTAAGACAGGTTAAGAGATGATACAGTAGGGGGGCGGGACAAACCCGTCCCCCTGTCTATTGGATGGTGATTGAAGTGAAAGTTAGGCTGTTATGCAACACACATTACGGCAAACCGCTCAAGGCGGGACAGGAAATACAGGTTGATGAAAAGACGGCTAGGCGCTGGATAGAGAGCAAAATAGCAGTTGCTGCAGGAGGTGAGGACGGGTGCAATCTTACTGCACAATCGAATACGCAGACGAATACTTCCAAAACCGCCTCCATGCCGAAGTCTGGGAGCAAGCAGACGAAAGCACAAAAGAAAAAGCCCTCCAGCAAGCAACCAGAGCAATAGACCGGCAGCCGTTGAGAGGGAGAAAGACGAATCCGGAGCAGGAGCTGGCCTTTCCTAGGTACCCGGATACCGAGATACCCAAAGAAGTCCAGGAAGCATGCTGCGAGGAAGCGCTTGCGCTCCTGGAAAGAGGCAATAGTCAGCGGCGCAAACTGCAGCAGGAAGGCGTGCAGTCGTTCACGCTAGGCAACATGAGCGAGGCTTATGTACCGGGGGCCGGGCGTGGACTGTTGAGCCANGAGGCAAAGGAATTATTGCGGCCGTGGCTTCTGGGGGCGGTGAACATCAGGTGATTGAAAATTATCTTAATGAGACCACTATCTGGAAGCGGGTTACTGGCTTGAACGAATACGGAGAACCGGTTACCGAAAGCAAAGAAATAAAGATAGTGCCTTGGGAAGGCGGCCATAAATTAGTGCGTGATGCTCAAGGCCGGGAAGTAGTATCTGTGGCAAGAACAAAATGTGTTGAACCTGTCCAAGTAGGAGATTTATTGCAATACGAAGGCAGGGATTGGCCAGTGCTTGCATCTAATCCCTGTTCTTTTTTTAATGGCGTTAGAAGTCATCGAGAGGTGGCGATATAATGTCGGACAGTAGGTTTAAGTGGCGGGGCGAGGAAGCCGAACGCCTGATCCGCGAAACAGCTTTTCGAGCCATTCTCGATGGCGCAGAGGTGATTCTGACAGAAGCGATAGATGAAACTCCGATCGATACCGGCACCCTGCGGCGATCCGGCACTGTCACCGAAGCACCCCAGGAGAATACTGTCTATGTCAGTTTTAACACACCTTACGCGCGGCGACAACACGAGGACCTGACCCTGAATCACCCGCGGGGCGGGAAGGCAAAGTACCTTGAGGACCCATTCAAGCGCAACGCTAAAAAGGTCGAGCGGCTGGTGGCGCAAAGAGTCAAAGCAGCCCTGAACCGGAAGGAGTGATGACGATGTGCTGATTCGTGATATAGCGTTACTACTACAGAGCGAGGGTATCGGTACGCTGGGCACCGACATCTTCCTTGCCGACCGGCCGGATAAGCCGGATGAAGTCATAAGTATCTACGACACCGGCGGGTACCCGGCGGAACTGGAACTGCCCGACCTGCGCCGAACGGTGCAAATCTCAGTGCGGGGCAAAAGCTACGCCACAACGCATAGCCGTATCTGGCAGATATACAAGCTGCTTGACAGGCCGGGGGAACGGCTGATTTTAGCCAACGGCCGAAAGATGATTTCCCGGGCGATGCAGCCGCCCACCTTTTTGGATCGAGACGCGACAAGCCGCGTCTTATTTGTTTTCAATCTCACAATTATTACTAGGAGGGATTAATTATGCCGTTAACAAAAGAGAGTGTAATNCTTGGCATTAATGATGCCAAGATATTCCCCATCACCGTTGATAATTCCACGACTTTGACTTATGGAACTGCTGTAGATGTACCGGGTATAACCAGCTTGAAGNTGACTCCGACCTTTATTGAGAAGCAGCTCAAGGGCGATGAATCGGTAATCGATACCTATTCCAAGCTGGAGCAGATTGACTGGTCCATTGAACATGGTGTTATCTCACTGGATGCCCTGGCTATCATGATAGGTGGCAAAGTGACGGCAGACGGTGAAACACCCGACCAGACCCAGACCTTCACCCTGACCAAGGATGACCTGCCCCAGTATTTCAAGCTTGAGGCCAAGACCGATTATACCGATGTTGGCGACGCTCATTTCATCCTGTATAAGTGCAAATGCACCAGCCTTGACTACACCCTCAAGGGCGAGGAATACGCCACCATCAGCGCATCCGGAAAGGCTATCCCCACTATGAAGGATGGCAAAGTCAAAGACATCATATTCAATGAGACTGCTGTGGATATTGCAGAATAACGGGCGGGGCAACCCGCCCGTATTACTTTAAGGAGGAAAGATAGCATATGGCTAATGCCAATGATGTNAAGATAAAACCCATCCCCATTACCTTGGACAAAGAGCGCACATTGCTTTATGACTTCAACGCTTTTATTGAGCTTGAAGAACTGTACGGAGATATTAACAAGGCATTCAAGGGATTAGAGCAGATGAAAATGCGACCGATTCGTGACATGATCTGGGCAGGGCTTATCCATGAGGACGAAAACCTGACACCTAAGCAAGTGGGCAAGATGCTCAATATGGCTAACATGCAGGAGATAGCAGCAAAAATAGTAGAGGCACTGGGCATTTCCCTGCCGGAACCGGAGGCAAAGCCGGGAAAGCCGGGGGAGTAAAAGGTGACTTTTGGGACTGGCCATTCTTGCTTTATGTGGGAACGGTCGTTTTGCGTATACCGGAAGAAAGATTCTGGCGTACTACTCCCCGGAAGTTATATGCGCTTCTGGATGCCCATATCCGGGCTAATGACCCAGATAAGGCAAAGAAACAGACTACTGACCCCAAGACAGCGGTAAAAGCAATCATGAAGTGGTAGTTAATAAACCAGGGGTGTTTTTATGCCCATTTTATCCTTGTTTACTGTTCTTTACAAGAACAGAAAGGCGGTGAGACCGTGGAAGTAGGTTCTTTATGGGTAAAGCTGGGCATCGACGTTACACAGTTTACTCAATCCATTAGAAACGCACAAAAACAACTGGAAAGTTTTGCGGCCAGATCGCCGAAACTTGATGCCTTGTCGGGGCAGCTTAGGCTGGCTAAGGCCGAGTTTGAGGCCCTAGCATCAAAAGCCCGGTTGGGTGGCGATGCTGTAGAAGAAAACAGGGCGCAAGTTGAATATCTTACTCAGGTTTTGGCTCTGAATAGTCAAGCCGTGGACGAGCTAAAAAGAAGGTACGATGAGGCCGTTGCAGCTAAAGGGGAGGATGCAGAAGAGACGCAAAACCTGAGAATTCAGTTGCTTCAGCTTGAGAAAGCCCAGGCCGACGTTTCACTCGCCCTAAGAAAGGCTAAAGAGAGTCTGGAGGAAGCAGAAGCTGCAGCAAAGCAGACGGGACTAACGTTCGAGGAATCTATGTCTGCAATAGATGCGGAAATGCAATTAGTGCAGGCAGAGTTTGAAAAATCTTCTCAAAAGCTTGGCGAATTTGGCTCTGCTTCTGAAAGATTACAGCTTGCCGCGGATGCCCTGACAAAACAAATAGAACTGCAAAAGCGCAAGGTCAGCGAACTAGCAGCAAGGTATGAGGAATTTATTCAAAACAATGATGAGAGTTCAGAAGCGGCTATAAGGCTAAAAACTGAGCTAGTCAAAGAAGAAACAGTATTAGCCAGCCTGGAAAATCAACTCAAGGCTACCAACGCTGAACTACGGAAGAGTGAGAGCCACTTTGAAAAACTGAAAAGCACAATGGCGGGGGCGGTAGAATCCAGCAAAAGGTTGGCTACTGCCCTGGCAGCAATGGGTGCTGCTCTGACTGCTCTTGGATTAAAAAGCATCCAGATGGCCGGGAACCTAGAGCAGACCAAAATAGCCTTTACTACCATGCTGGGAAGTGCTGAAGCTGCTGATGCTTTTATAAGGCAGTTGTATGACTTTGCGGCCAAAACCCCCTTTGAAATAGAAGGCCTGACCACTGCCGCCCGGCAACTCTTAGCATTTGGTTTCCAAGCCCAAGAGATCATACCCGTGATGGAAGCCATCGGCAACGCCGTGTCCGGTCTTGGCGGCGGCGCGGTTGAAATAGAGCGAGTGACCCGCGCCCTGGGACAGATGCAAGCCAAAGGCAAAGTATCTGCTGAAGAGATGATGCAGCTGGCTGAACTGGGTATTCCTGCTTGGGAAATACTGGCCGAGAAAATTGGTGTCTCTATCCCCGAGGCTATGGATAAGGCATCTAAAGGCGGCATATCTGCGGCAGAAGGGATAAATGCCCTTCTGGAAGGCATGAACGAACGCTTTCCCGATATGATGCAGAAGCAATCAGATTCCCTGCTGGGCATCTGGTCGAACTTCGAGGACAACGTGTCTCAGATATTCACCAGGATAGGTGAAGATTTAATAGAAACTTTTGACCTTAAAGGTAAACTCAAGTCTGCTGTTGAGACCCTCGAATACCTGCGGGAACTGATCGGTGAGGAAGGCTTACAGGGAGTTTTCGATCAGCTTTCTATTGGCGCGAAGACGGCCATTGCCGCTATTGCCGGGGCGATAACCGCTGCGTTGATACCCGCGTTTGTGGCCCTAGCGAAGGCTATTTGGGGGGCAATGGCTCCGCTACTCCCGTTTATGGCTGTCGGCGCGGCTATTGCAGCGGCAGCCTATCTCATATATAAAGCCTGGTCGGACAATATGTTCGGCATCCAGGACAAGGTGAAAACAACCGGTGCTGTAATATCAAGCGCCTTTCAAGTAGCGGTTGCGTCTATTATGACCGCTTTCAATAAGCTGAAAGAGGTAGTATATCGCATCCTGCAGAGCATCATGGATGCAGTTGAGCCCTTGGTCGGAGTGCTGGGCAAGATAGCCCCCTCTTTTGAATCAGCTTTTAACCGCGCCCAGGCAGCAATAAAAACCAAAGGAGAAGCAGCAAGCAAGGAGGCCGAGAAACAGGCGGCAAAGTTGAGGGAAGCTGCTTCCTCCCTCCGTGCATCTGCTGATGAGATGCAGGAAGCATTTTCAAGCTGGTCAACCCCGGGTAAGGGACTAAGCTTTGCCGATTTTANAAGGAGATTTGAATCCTCAGTCTCTCCTAGTACCGAAACTTCCAATGGCAACGAGTCAGCGGATGCATTTGCTCAAATGGCAGCCGCCGGTTCCAAGGCAGCTAAAGACCTCAAGGCCGCTTGGGAAGCTGCAGCAGACAGTCTTAAAACCCGGCTGTCTCAAATCAGGACAGCTTTTGAAATCACCGGCAACCAGCTTGATATGACCGGTAGCAAAGCCCAGCAATTAAGGAATGATATAGACTCATTGACTGCTCAGATTGAAATCCAGAGGCAGATTGTAGAAGCAACCAACACAGGCTATGAGCAGATGAAGGCCCAAAAAGGTGAGAACTCTGAAGAGGCTGAAAAGCTCAAACTGAAACTGTTGGAAGAACAAAAGGCCCTGTCGGACCTAGAAAAGCAACTACATGACACCAAGAATGCTCTGCGGGATCATGCCCAGGAGTTTAGGGACTTGGCAGCNGAGATCGANAAGGTGGAGCGGAAATACAAGGACGACTTGGCGGCGGCTCTGGAGGACTACCAGAGGAAAGTTGAGGAGGTCAACCGCAAGGTCCGCGAAGAAGAACGGCGCACCACCGAAGAGTACAACCGGGCCGTAGAAGAGCGTACCCGTGCGCTATCAAACTTTGTTGGTCTGTTTGATGAGGTTGCCAGGCGCGACGTTTCCGGTGAAACCTTGCTGGCCAATTTGCGCGACCAAGTGGATGCCTTTAAAAATTGGTCTGAGAACATCCAAGCCCTAGCAGCACGGGGAGTTGACCAGGGGCTGATTGAAGAGCTGCGACAGATGGGACCTAAGGCTGGTCCTGAAATAGCGGCCCTCAATACCCTCACCGATGAGCAGTTGGCCGAATATGTGACCCTCTGGAGAAGGAAGAATGAGGAGGCACGGGCCGAAGCTATTAACCAACTCCAACAGCAACGGGTGGAAATGCAGCAAAAATTGATGGAAATACGGCAGGCAGCCAATGAACAGCTTGAACTATACCGGGCCGAGTGGGAGAAGAAGAATGCNGAGATCNGNAAGAACGCNGAAGAGGAATTGAAAAGGATTCAACAGAAATTCAACGAAACAGCCGAAGCGGGGACCAAATATGGTATGCTCCTTATTCTGAATTTTGCCCAGGGCTTAGAGAGCCAGTTTGACCGCTTACGCCAGGCAGTGGAAGAAGCCCGAGCGATTGCCGCGGAACTCGACCCGACCAT